ACACATGGAAAACCCCGACCCCTTTACGTTTCAGCTATTTTTGCCCTTTTTTGTAACGGTTTCCGTAACGCCTTACATTAAAAAACGTTATTTTTACCGTTACAAAAAGTCGTTTTCCGCGTTCAAACTAAAACACAGCGGAGGCGTTACAACTAAAAAGAGGCGTTACAATGCCACGTTATACACGAAAGGAATTTATTAATTTATGCGGAGACGCCCTGTCCGCCTCGGATTTACGCGTAAACATTAAACGGGGAAAGGTCGTCGAGGATAGCGGCTTTATTGACTCGAGCCACGCAACGAACGCGGAGTTCGTCGAACGTTGGAACGAACTTGCAAAGGAGAAAACACAAAACAAACCAAAGGCCAAAAACTCGAAAGCGAAAGCGGCTCCCAAAAAGAAAGCCCCCGAAAAAAAAGCGGCTCCAGTAAAAGAGGAGAAACCCCAGGAGGAGGAACCCGATTTTTCAGACAGAGGGGACGCGCTGTTTTCCGACCATGAATTAAACCAGGCGACAACTGTTAGCCTGGATAAAATGATAAAGCGGACGAGTATTTTAAAAGCCCAGGAGTCAATTAGATTAGATCGGTTTAAAAAACAACGTCTCGAGGGGAAAGTAATTCCGACGGATATGGTTAGAGAAATTTTCGCGCAACATTTTAAAAACGTAACGGACGAGTTTTATCAATCGGCGGACAACCTAGTTACAGAAATCAGCGAGTCGATCGGAGCGAGTCGGGACGAAATGGTTAAACTCAGGAGCAAATTAAAAAAAGAAGTTAACCAGGCTGTTAAAATTGCAAAGGATCAAAGCGAAAAAGATATTCTCGCGATCGTTGAAAAATATTCTGAAAGTTTACACAAAGTCGGATAAATGAGTTTAATACCACACGCCCAGGATTTAATAAGGTCTCACGATCACACGTTAACGGACATTGAACCGAGCGCCTGGGCGGAGGAGCGGCGCGTAATGTCTAAAGACGTTAGTTCGTTTCCTGGTCGCTGGACATACGAGCGGACGCCGTACACTCGAGAAATTATCGACTGTCTCAGCCAAAACCACCCCGCCAGGATCGTCGCAATAATGAAAGGCGCTCAAATTGGAATTTCGGCGGGAGTTATCGAGAACGGAATAGGTTACATTATAGAACAACAACCCTCGAACATTATGTTTTTATCGGGGGACGCGGAATTGTCAACGGAGGCCATGACTGGAAAAATTGACCAAATGATCGAGAGTTGCGGTCTCCGACATTTGATCCGACCGAATATCGTAAGTAAACGAAACGTTCGAACTGGAGACACGGCGACGAGTAAAGAATTTCCAGGGGGACGGTTGTTCTCAGGTTCGACAATGGCTTTTAATAAGTTCGGGCGCCAGCGTTCTATTTGTTACGGGTTTATTGACGATTTCGAAGTAGCCCCAAAATCTGACGAAAAGGCGGGTTCGATTACTTCTTTAATCGAGCAAAGATTTGCGGCCTTTTATCCGCGAATGAAATTATTTTATATATCGACGCCCGAGTTAAAACAGTCCTCCAATATTGAACCCGTTTACAAACTGGGAGACCAGCGCCGTTATTTTGTCCCCTGTCCAAAATGCGGAGAACATATTGTTCTCGAATGGAATATTGAAATCGACGGAAAGGAAAACGCGGGGGTTTCCTGGAAGTTAGACGACCGCGGGCGTTACCTGGAGGGATCGGCTGGTTATGTTTGTCAGAATTGCGCGAACTTTTATCACATTGACCGTTATAAATACGAGATGAATTTAGCGGGCGAATGGAGACCAACGGCGGAACCGTCGGAGGCTAATTATTTCAGTTATCACATTTCGAGCCTTTACGCCCCTCCTGGAATGTATAACATCGAATATTATGTTCGCCAATTTATAAAGGCTTACCCCCAGGGAGGAAAACCAAACATCGGCCAGTTAAAGACATTTTATAACGTTGTCCTGGGGCAAACCTGGGAGGATCGCGGAGAGAGTCCGAAAGCGACGGAGTTAAGTAAATGGACGCGAGATTATCAAATAAACGAACTCCCCGAGAGTTTATCCCTGGAGGACGGGAACGGGTTAATTATGCTCGTTACAGCCGCGGCGGATTTAAACGGAAAAAACGACGACGCCCGTTTGGACTGGGAGGTTACAGCCTGGACAGAGAACGGCGCCAGTTATTCCATTGCTCACGGATCAATCGGGACATTTATTCCAAACGAGGCAAAAAAGAAAGTTAAAGTCGATCGCGAACATTGGACATATAGACACGGCCAGGCGAGGAGCGTTTGGCCTTTGTTCGAGGAAATTATGCAAATGCAATTTAAAACAGATACAAACCGCGCAATGTCTATTTTTATGGCTGGAATTGATACGGGACATTATACGGCGGAGGCTTACGAATATATCGACAAAACAAATTTTCCCGTCGTTGGTTTAAAAGGTTCGGACGATAGTAAAATGAGAAAATACGGCGTCGACACTCCAGTTTTTAAATTTGCAAAAGAAAGGGCGAAACTTTATATCCTGGAGGTTAACCAACTAAAAGACGAACTCGCGGCGCGAATGAGTTTAAAATGGATCAACGAGGACGGGGACACTCCCCAGCCCGCGGGATTTATGAATTTTCCCCAGCCAGCCGACGGCCTTTATACAATGAACTCTTTTTTTAGTCATTTCGAAAGCGAGCATCGAATAGCGGAAACAAACAGAGCGGGCGAATATATCGGGAGCCGCTGGGTTAAAAAGAACTCAGCCGCTCAAAATCATTTTTGGGACGTTCATTTGTATAATATGGCAATAAAAGAAATTTTAACTTACGCCGTTTGTAAAGCGGAAAAGATCACGCGACCGAATTGGAAAAGCTATTGCGAAATAATTAGAAAGGCGGCGGGACTTTAAAAAGACGATTAAATAAATTACTTTTGAAATAAAATTTTAACCTCGAAATTATGGCCGAATACGAAACAGCTTACGCGTATATAGAGACAGCCACCAGTTTAAAACAGAAAGTCGCTTGTATTGATTTAGTTATCGACGGCCTTTTAAATTCAGCTTTAAAAGCGGTCGAGAATGAAGATATTTCCGAGTATTGGTTAGACGACGGACAGACAAAAATTAAAACTGTTTACCGATCCGCTAACGGAGTAATGGAGTCGATAAAAGGGTTCGAGAAAATCCGAAACATATATTTAAACAGGATCAACGGTTTTTCCGTCCAGTTAATTGATAAAAATTCAAATCTTTAAAAAATGGCCTGGTATAACAATTTATTTTCGTCAGATCAAAAAGAAAAAATAACAAGTATAACGCAAGTCCGCCCAGGAGCGACCAGCGGAGCCGAGCCAAAAAATTCGGGTTCCTGGGGGCAATGGTCGCCAATTCATTATCACAGTTTCGACGGAGAAAAAAACCCTGGAGAGATCGGATATATTAGAAAATATAATATTGATTATAACGGCCTCCGTTTACGATCCTGGCAAAGTTACCTCGAGTCGGATATTACCCAGGACGTTGTTAAAAAATTCGCCCTTTGGGTTATTGGTAGCGGATTAAAACTCCAGGCCGAACCGAAAACGGGTTTAATAAATGAACTCGGAGAGGATTTCGACCGCGAGTCCTGGACGCGCGACCTCGAGGCTCGTTTTACCATTTTCACAAATTCCGAGCAATCGGATTTTAAAGGAATGGACGACTATAATACTCTAACTTTCGAGGCGTTCAAATCGGCAATAATAGGCGGCGACGTCCTTTGTGTTCATCGTTTTAAGGACGGTAAATTAACAACTCAATACATCGACGGGGAGTTGGTCGTTAATCCAGCTATGAACTCGGCGGAGGCTAAAGCGGTCGAGAAACGAAAAAACAAATTAAAACACGGCGTCGAACTAGATAAGAACGGAACTCATATCGCGTATTTTATAAGACAGGACGACGGCGGAGTTATGAGAATCCAGGCGCGGGGAACCAGGACAAAACATCATTTCGCGTATTTGGTTTATGCTTTAAAATACAGACTCGACAGCGTCCGAGGTTTACCGTTAATCGCGGTTGTAATGGAGTCGCTTAAAAAAATCGACCGTTATAAGGAGGCGACAATAGGGAGCGCGGAGGAGAGAGCGAAAGTCGTTTATTCAATAGAACACGCCGCGTTTTCAACTGGAGAAAATCCATTAATGAAAAACGTTGCGGCCAGCTTTAACGCGAACGCCGTAGTCCAGGACGACGACGAGGACAAGGGAGAACAGACAGCGCAAAAGGTCGCAAAGTCAACAACCCGCCAGGCGTTTAATATGCCAATCGGAGCGACATTAAAAGCCCTGGAATCTAAAAACGAATTATATTTTAAAGATTTTTTCTCGACTCACGTTAATTTGATTTGCGCGACGATAGGTATTCCGCCCGAGATCGCATTAAGTAAATACGACTCCAATTTTTCAGCGTCTCGAGCGGCTTTAAAAGACTGGGAGCATACAATGAAAGTAACTCGAATTTTTTATTCGAAACAAACATATAAACGTTTTTATTCCCTTTGGTTTACACTCCAGGCTTTAACGGATAAAATCCAGGCTCGCGGTTTTACGTCCGCCTGGAGATCAAAAGACTGGTTAACCCTGGAGGCTTACAAGTTCGCCAGGTTCGTCGGAGCAAACGTCCCACACATCGACCCAGTTAAGGAAGTCCAGGCCGAACGCGCGAAACTCGGCGCCCTGGGAGTCAATTTACCATTATCAACGGCGGAGGCCGCGACGGAGAGTTTAAGCGAGGGAGATTTTGCCAGCAACGCGGAACAATTCCAAAGGGAACTCGAGGGGTTCGAGGTCGAACAGGAAAAAAACGAAGAACCTGGAGAGGAATAAAAATAAAATTATAACTTTGTCAAATGGCTAGAGAAATCCTTTTATATTTTCCAATTCACGCTTTTACAGCGGAGGACTTTATTAATAGAATGGAGGAGGCGAAAAACGAGGAGGTTTTAATTCGTTTTAATTCCCCAGGCGGAGACGTCTTTAAAGGAAACGGAACAATTACAAAAATCCGCGAGCATAAAAAACCAGTTAACGGAATCGTCGACGGTTTAGCCGCGTCAATGGCTGGCGTTATGTTACCATATTTAAACAACGTTAAAGCTACAAACGTCTCGTTTATTATGATCCACGCCGCGAGCGACGGGGGACAAACAGACCCAGGACGACAAAAAGTCCTCCGAAAAATTAACGAGGATTTATTAAAAGCATTTCAAAACAAAGTCGACGCGAATAAGTTTCGAGACATTGCGGGCGTTTCCCTGGAGGATTTATTTTTAAACGACGCTTTTATCGACCGCGACGTTTGGTTAACCGCGGCGGAGGCGGAAAGCATCGGATTAGTTGACGAAGTTATCGACATTAATTCGGAAGATTTTACAGCAATCGAAAAAAACTTTGCGGCTTTTAATGAAAAAATATTATTTTTGAACCAGCAAAGTATTAAAGACGACCCCGAAAATAAAAAAACGGATAATCAAAAACCTGAAAAAATGACAAAAGCGGAATTAAAAGAAAAACACCCCGAAGTTTACAACGCAATTTTTAACGAAGGCGTTACAAACGGAATTAAAGAAGGCGAAAAATTAGAACGCGACCGCGTTTCGGCCTTTGCAAACTTTTTCGAAGCTGACGGAGAGGGAGTTATTAAGTCAATTAAAGACGGCGACGAGTTCAATTCGACGGCCTTGTCAGATTTGACACAAAAAGCATTAAAAAAAGGCGTTGAAGCAAGCGCCGAGGACGAAAGCCCAAAAGACACGGACAACGCCGACCCAAAAGCGGAGGACGATAAAAATAACGATCCAAAAGCGGAGGACGACAAAAGCGCCGATCCAAAAGCAAAAGAGAAAGCCGAAAACATGAAAAGTTTTCTCGCTGAGGTCGACACGAATTTAGGTCTCAAAAATTAATCTAAAAACCAAAAATTAAAAATTAAAATCCCGCGCTATGAGTACAGTTACAAAAGTTATAGACACTTCAAATCTTCAAGGGAACGACTACGACGTTTCGAAAGTATTTCTCCGAAACATTATTTCCCAGGAGGAGACTTTAAATAACGCGACAGGCGGCGCCCTAGATTTTGCCCCTGGAACTTTACTCGGGAGAGTTACAGCCAGCGGGAAACTTATTCCTTTGGCCTCAGCCGCTAACGACGGATCACAATACGCCGTCGGCGTTTTAATGACAAACGTCGTTCAACTTGCCGCCGCTGGAGACGCAACGGTTCAAGTTTGTATCGGAGGAGAAATTGCCGAGGACAAGTTGGTTTTAGCTGGAGCGGACACGTTAACAACGACCGTAACAAATAACTCGGCTCGAACAATTAAAGACGTTATCGCTGGTAATACGAAAGGAATACAATTACGATCCGCTCAGGATTTAACTGGATTTGATAACTCTTAATTGAAAACAAAAATTTAACATAAACTCAAAATCTAAAACCCGATAAAATGGCACAAATAGCAACAACCGACGCCAGGAACGTATTTACAAAAAAAGTAATAGACGTTTATAAAGAGCGCCCAGTAGTATTTAATTTCTTACGCTCGTTTTTTCCTAACGTCGAAAGCGACACAAAAGAGGTTTCTATTGAAGTACAAAGAGGCTCCGAGTTTATCGCGGTTGACGTTGAGAGAGGAACCGAGGGACAGAGAAACACTTTCTCCAAAAGTTCCGAAAAAATAATCGTTCCTCCTTATTACAGAGAGTATTTCGAGGCGACGGATTTGGACTTTTACGACCAACTTTTCGGCGGAGCAATGGACAGCGTCGACGACGTAACTTTTGCGGGCTGGTTAGACAGAATGACCGAAAAACTGGTTATGTTACGAGACAAAATCGAGCGAGCCTATGAGGTTCAATGCGCTCAGGTTTTCGAGGACGGAATAGTTCAACTCGTAAACGGAGACAATATCGACTTTAAAAGAAAAGCCCTTTCATTGGTTGCACTTGGCGCGGGTTTCCGTTGGAACGAAGCGACTGGGGTTCCTTTGGACGACCTGGAAACCGCTTGTACTTTTATCCGTACAACTGGAAAAGCCCAGGGGGGAACGTATAACGTTATAATGGGAGCGGGCGCACTCAGCGCGTTTTTAAATAACGTTCAAGTTAAAGCCCAGGCAGATATTAGACGAATGGCACTTGTTGACATTACGTCGCCACAAAAAGACGCCCTCGGCGGCGCCTTTCATGGTCAGGTAACGGCTGGATCGTACATTTTAAATATTTGGACTTATCCCGAGTATTACGACACAGCGGCGGCGTCAAATATTCCTTATGTAGCTGACAAAAAAGTCGTAGTTATACCAACGACGCCTCGTTTTAAACTTGGTTTCGGCGCGGTTCCTATGGTTTTCAGAGACGAAAGGAGAGCGGAGTTCCCCGAGTTCATTAAACAAACTCGCGCGGCCTTTGTAATTGGAAACAGAGTCGACGACAGAGGAGACAAGCATATTTTTGACATTAAATCGGCTGGGATAGCTGTTCCCGTTGCCGTGGATCAAATACATACGACTCAGGTTCTAGCTTAATTGTTTTAAACTAAAATCAATAAAATGAAAAAAGGAACAATAAAAGCCCTAGCGGTTAGCGGAGGCGGAAACCACATTTTTCGAAATGGGGACAAAGTAACCGAAAAGCAATTTCCCGAAAATGAATTTTCCAGGCTAGTCGCCGAGGGATTTATTACACCCGAGGAAATTGAGGCCGAAAAAAGCGTTAAAGAGATCGAAAAACTATTGTCTGAAATGGACGGGTTCGGAGATATTGACGTTTTAGTAGCTGGGGACGAACGTAAAGGAGTCCAGGAGGCCGCGGAAACCCGTAAGACTGAAATTCGACAAAAGAGTCAGAAAGACGCTCAAACGTCGAACGAAAAGAAAGCGGAGGCCGCCAAAGTTGAAACGTTAGGCAAAATCGAAAACGCTAAAACAGCGGGAGCAATTAAAGCGATCATCGCGGGAAATTCTGACGAGGATATTTTAAAAGCTGGAGCCGCTAAATTAGAGGAGTTCGACGCCGCTAAAAAATTGGAGGACGAAAAGAAAGCCGCCGATAAAAAAGCCGCTGACGAAAAGAAAGCCGCCGCCAAAAAAGCCGCGGATAAAAAATAAAATTGAAATTTCAATAAAATAATAAAGCCCGCCCAATACCAGGGCGGGTTTTTTTTTGACTATGAGCGACGGAGGAACATTATTAAAAAGCCGACGAGACTGGCAGAGGTTCACAACCTCGGGCGGGTTCGAAACGGAGTTATGTTTTACCAATCCAACCTCGGGACAAATGGCCACAATTAACGGCCTGGGAATGAAACACAGAATCGGAGTCGATCCCGATACTGGAAACGTTATTTCCTCCCGAAACTTTCACATTTCATTTACTGAGGCCGCGTTATTGGCGTCTCCTTATGTTACCAGGGACAGCGAAAACGAGTTAAATATTACGGGACACCTGGTCGATTATGTAGACTCGACAGGAGTAAGCCGAAAATATAAAATAACGGAACCTTTCCCCGACGAAACAACTGGCGTTATTTATTGTAATTTAGAGTTTTATAATGGCTGAGTTAACTGGTAAAATAGCGCCCCAACAATTCGAAACTTTACGGGATCAAATCGCGGCAATTATTACGCTCGAACTCGCGGCACAATACGCCCTTTATTCGCCCGCGGAACTGGTCGCCGATCCGAAACAAAAAGTTTTAAACGCTCCCGTTTATATCGAAAGAATGGTTCCCGTTACGATCGACGAAAAGGAAGTCGTAAACGTACAATTCGCGTTCGGAGACTTTGAGGGATCGAGCCAGGTTACGACCTCGGATCAGTCCGACGCCGTCCACACGTTTTTTATTGACTGTTATTCCAAAGGAGAGGCCAATTCCGCCGACTCAGCAAGTAAGGACAGCCGTTTAAGATTACAACGACTCGTCGGAGCCGTCCGCGCTATTCTAATGAGTCCTCATTATATCCGCCTGGGATTTGATCCGCCGTCGATTAAACGTCGTAAAATAACACGCCTGGAAATGGCAGAGCCAAAAAATGAAGCCGACGCCCAGGCCGCAACGATCGGACGAATTATTTTCGACGTCGAAGTTCCCGAGGTTGTCGAGTTAATAACTCCAGGAGCATTAACAAAAAGTTTAACACAAGTTAAACTCGTCGATACCGATTTCGGGTTTAAATATGAAATTGACACCTAATAAAAAATATTTTATTAGCGTTATAAAGAAAAAATTATAAATTTGTATTAACTTAAAAAATTAAAAAAATGGCTATTTCCACCGCAGTAGGTTCCGAACGCGTTTCTCGAGTTGTCGGATATATTTTAACCCCTGGATTTTTTCAAGAGTCAACCCCGAACCTCCCTCAGCGCGTCGTTATTCTCGCGGAGGGTAATACAGCCAATCAAGCGAATTTCGTAGATACAGCGAATTATCCAATTACCAGCGCGAAAGCGGCGGGAGATATTTTCGGCTATGGTTCCCCTGTTCACTCTATAATGAGAATTTTACGCCCACCAACAGGCGGCGGAATTGGAGGAATACCGACAATCGTTTATCCACAATTAGAGCCAGGAGGCGGCGTTGCTCAAACGTTAACAATTACAGTAACGGGAGCGGCGACAGGAAACGCAACGCATTTTATCGCGGTCAATGGCCGAACGTCGCTCGACGGACAGCCTTATAGTTTCGTCGTAACTGACGGAGACACCGTTACACAAGTCGCGACAAAAATAGCGGCCTCAATAAACAATATTTTAGGCGCTCCAGTTACGGCGGTTTCAGCCCTGGGAGTTGTTACGTTAACGGCTAAATGGGCGGGCGTAACTAGCGCGGAAATTGACGCGACAGTCGACAACCAAAACAAGCCAGTCGGATTAACTTACGTTTCCGTCGGAGTAGTTGCGGGAGCGGGCGCGACAGATATAAGCGGCGCGACGACTCAATTAGCGGGGAACGAATGGAATACATTAATCGTAAACAGCCACAACGCGGCAACGTTTGACGCCCTGGAGTTGTTAAACGGAACTCCTGACCCTGACACGCCGTCGGGACGTTATACAGGAATAATTTTCAAACCTTTTATTTCAGTTTGGGGATCAAAACTTTCAACGGTTGCGGGACTGGTTGCAATTACTGACGTCGCCGCGAGACTGGATCAAGTAACTCACGCCCTGGCGCCAGCGCCAAACTCGGACGGGTTTACCTGGGAGGCCGCCGCCAATATGGTCGGACTATTTGCGCGAATTATGCAAGACAGCCCACACAAAGACGTTAACGGACAAACTTATTCCGATATGCCAGTTCCATCGAACGAAAATATCGGAGAAATGGCCGACTATGAAAACAGAGACACCCTTTCGAAATCGGGATCGTCAACGGTTAATTTAAACGCTGGTAAATATGAAGTCCAGGACTTTATAACAACTTATCATCCAGCGGGAGAGGAGCCGCCACAATATCGTTATTGTCGTAATTTAATGATCGACTTTAACGTTCGATATTCTTATTTTTTGCTGGAGCAAATTAACGTCGTTGATAAATCAATAGCGCCGAGCGATCAGCCTATTAAAGTCTCGGGAGTTATTAAGCCGAAACAATGGCTCGCGATCGTTTCAAAAATGGCCGAGGATTTAGCAGAGAGAAATATTATTGTCGAGCCTAGTTTTACAAAAGACAGTCTCGACGTTGGAATTTCTGACGTAAACCCTGACAGATTAGAGACATTTTTTAGATATAAACGTTCGGGTTATGTCCGTATCGCGTCAACAACTGGCGAGGCTGGATTTGCGTTCGGAGTAAGATAAAAACTTTTAATAATTAAATACAAAACAAAATGAGCGCAATAGGCGGAGATATTATCGAGGTTACTTGTAACCATCCAACACTCGGAGACTTTACGTTTTACCCTAAAGGATCGGAGGACTCAACTTATGATTTAGGCGGTTTTCGTTCGGCTGACGAGGCCAACGGCGTCGACGGATCGGGAGCAATGATCGACCAAATGAACCGCGTTCGTTGGTTTTTCGAAATAGTTTACGCCTGGGAACAGTCAACGACTGACGACCTGGCTAACATGAAATCCCTGGGCGCCGATCCTGTCCCTGGAACTTGGACGTTTACTCACATAAACGGCTCGGTTTACAGCGGTAGCGGAAAGCCAGTCGGAGACATTCAAGGAAACGGAAACGCTGGAACATTTAGCGCGAAAGTTTCGGGAGGCGCCGACCTGGAGAAGATAGTATAATAAACAATTCAAACTAAATACAATGAGTAAACCCGTAGTAAAAACGGCTCAAATTGCCGTTTCGCGCGACGTCGCGGAGAAAGATTTGGAACGCTGGTTAAATTACAAGCGAATCGGAATAACAAAACGCGAGAATATGCGAGATAATATCGACATTCTCGTCGACGCTGTCCAGGACGGACAATTAGTCGTCGAGGAAAATTGTTCGATAACTCAAAAATTAGCCTGGCCACCTGAGAACGAGGACGGAGAGGTTAAAATAACCGAGTTAAATTATGTCCCTCGTATGCACTTTTCACAGATACAACCGAAATTAAAAGGGATCAAACCAGGAGACACGGAAACCCGTTTATTAGGTTACGCGGCGGCCTTATCTAGTCAACCGATCGGGATTTTAAGAAAACTCGACACGGTCGACCTGGCAGTTATGCAAGCGGTCGCGGTTTTTTTCTTATAGGCGGAGGAGAGGACAGTAACGGAGAAATCCAATCCGACCAAACCGCCCTCGAAAATATGGTCGTTTCGGTTATAACTCAATTTAATTGGAGACTGTCCGACGTCGAGAGCCTTTTTATTGACAGTCAGGACATTTACGGCCTGGGGTTTTGGTATAACAAAGCCCTCGAAATGGATAAAAAATATCAAGGGTTAAAGAAAAAATCGAACTAAAAAACTAACTTTGTCTTTATGCCTCGAGGTTTAGTTATACCGTCCATTTTTACCGCCGTCGACAAATATACGGCTCCCGTTCGCGCAATGGCAAACGCGACTCAAACTTTTGCCGCAAAAGCAAGCACAAGTCTAGCCCGCGTAAACCGCGGGTTTAGGCGTTTAATGTCGCCCGTTACCAGGTTAACGCGGGCGCTGGGATCATTCGGTTTATTTCTAGGAGGCGCCGCCCTCGTTACAGCGGGGGCGAACGCGATAGGGGTTTTTAAAGACTTTGAACAGGCAAACGCCCGTTTAAATTCGATAATGAGTAACACCGTCCAGGAGGAGACCGCGTTAAGATTACAGGCGAAACAATTAGGCGCGACAACGGCCAAAACAGCGGCGGAGGTCGTAGGTTTACAAGAGGCGTTCGCGCGTCTCGGTTTTGAGGCTCCGCAAATTGCGAACATGACTCAGGCAACTATTGACGGATCAGTAGCAATGAACGCCGAACTCGACGAAACGGCTAACCTGGTCGGGGCAATGGTTCGAACGTTCGACAAATTTGGATCGGCTGACGCTCCGCAAATAATCGACCAATTAACCCTTTCGACTCAAAAATCAGCGTTAAACTTTGAAAAGCTAGGAACGTCGCTCCCTATTGTAGCGGGAGCCGCTAACGCCGCGGGAATACCTTTCGAAACTCTTTTATCCTTACTCGGGAAACTTTCCGACGCTGGAATCGACGCGAGTTCGTCCGCGACTTCATTAAGAAATATTTTCCTCGAGTCCGCAAAAAAGGGAGACAATTACGGCCAAATTTTAGAGCGTATAAAAAACAACCAGGACAAGTTAACAGCGGCGAACGACGCGTTCGGAAAACGAGCCGCGGTCTCGGCCTCAGTTTTGGCCAATGCAATCGACGGAACCGCCGAACTGGATAAAACTATTCGCTCCGCCGCTAAAGGAATGGAACTTTCGGGAGTCGCGACCAGGACAGCCAACGACCAATTAAACACGCTCCAGGGAGATTTAACGATTTTAAATAGCGCCTGGGAGGGTTTTATATTAGCTGGAGAGGACGGGACGGGAATGTTTAATAAATTTCTGAGAACAACGATCCAGGTAACAACTGAAATTTTAGCCCTAGCAAGCGGAACGGCGACCGCCTCGAGCGAATTAGACGAAAAAGGACAAAGAGTCCGCGAACTCGCGCAAAGTTCGATAAAATGGCTTAAAATCATCGGGGGAATAATTGCCGCCCTGGTAACTTTCAAAATATTACTATTTGCCGCAAATACAGCGTTAAGCATTTACACCGCCGCCGTTAAGGTTATCGCGTTTGTTTCGAAAGCCTGGACGGTTGCTCAATGGGCAATAAACGCCGCAATGACAGCCAATCCGATCGGAGTTATGATCGTCGGCCTGGCGGCTTTAATCGCGGTCGTTTCCTTAATAATTACTAAATGGAATCAATGGGGCGCGGCGCTGGCGTTGGTATTATCTTTTTTCTCCCCGTTCCTGGCTGTTTTAATGCTGGCCGTTTCGGTCGTTCAAAGTTTCCGACGAAACTGGGATTTAATTGTAAAATCTTTTACAAACGGCGGACTCGTTGCGGGTTTTAAAATGATCGGCGCGACATTAATCGACGCCGTTTTAATGCCATTGCAACAACTCCTCGAACTCCTTTCTCGAATACCTGGGAGCGTTGGAGAGTTCGCGGGCGCTGGAGCGGCTAAAATTTTGGAAATCCGAGAAAATATTGGAGTCAATACAACGACGGACGAAAGCGGGGTTCCGCTGGTCGACACAAATTTAACCAGGGAGACCCTAGCAACTGAGCGAACGGAGAGCCTGGAGCGTCAACAAGTGGACATTAATATTAAAGACCCTGGAAATAACGCGGAGGTCGAGGATAACAATAACGGAAATTTTGACTTAAATTTAGCGTCAACAACTGGAGGATTTTAAATGTTTGATTTAACGATATACGAGACAGGAAACGGCGGGGACTTAATCTTAGGAAACGGAGATTTACAGTCGACGGGATCGTTTTATAATATGATTTATTTAGCCTGGTTCGGAGGAAATGTCGAGGCAATAACCAGGGAGGACGACAACCAACAACAACAACGGTTCGACTATTGGGGAAATCAGCTTTTACACCCCGCGCAACCTTTCCTCCAATGGAATAGCAACCTCGAGAAAGTTTTGGCCGAGAGTCCAATAACTAGCGCCTCCAGGTTAATAATTGAGGACGCGGCCAGGGCAGACCTCGCGTTTTTTGCTGACTTTGGTAAAGTGGAGGTTTCGACTCGAATTTTAGACGTCGACACGTTGGAAATTTCCGCGACGATCCTGGAGCCGACTTTAATAGAGGATAAAACTTTTCAATTTCTTTGGAACGCTACAAAACAGGAGGCAATAATTCCGCACCTTATCGGAACCCCTTTCCAATGGCCGAAAATAAATCGTTTGAAAAATGGAAATTTCGACGGGACTTTTGTTCCTTTAAACTGGGCGCTCGACAATACTTTAAACGCGGCGGTTCTTGTCTTAAATGGTTCCTGTCATATAACAGTCGGAGCGGGGAGCCATATTTTCAGCGTTTACACAGGGCAAAGCTGGACACCTGGACAAAAATATTTAATTACTTGCGAGGTTTTAACCTTTGGAGTTGATCCAGCGGACGACTGGGGAATCGGGTTCGGATCAGTTACAGGCTCCTATTTACGAGAGGCTGGAGACTTTTTATTAATTGACGGGATCGGATATTTTAGCGGAGAAATTACAGCCCCAGCAACCCCAGCGGAACCCGATAATTTGCGCCTGGTTGTTAATTCGAATTTAGCGTTCGGAACGGCGGGAGTTTTTGAAATTACGAATTTGATAGTTAAAAGTATTTAGATTATGGCGGCCACAATTCCAACTTTAAAAGAACTTTACGACAGTATTATAACACAACTCGAGACGGATTTACAAATTTCGATCCCAGTTTTTGGGAAAATATTTATCCGCGCTATTGCGGCAGTTTGGGCGGCCAAATTGAAAATTTATTATTTGGCAATCGCGAACGTTCAAAAAAACATATTTGTCGACACGGCGGAAACGGAGGCAATCGGCGGAACCCTGGAGAGGTTCGGACGGGTTAAACTCGGGCGGAATCCATTTCCAGCGAGAAACGGGGAGTATAATATAACAGTTACAGGAACCCCAGCGGCAACGATCCCAGCGGGCGCGACCTGGAAAAGCGACGACGCGAACGCGAACCCTGGAAAACTTTTTGTTTTAAACTCGGCTCACGTTCAAGTTACAGTCTCAGACACTATTTTAGTCGAAGCCCTAGAGGGCGGCGCGGACTCCCGTTTATTTGTAACCGAAACACTCACGGCAACGGCTCCGATCGTAAATATTGACAGCCTGGCAACCGTCGCGGCGGAGGTCGTCGATCCAGCGGAGGCGGAGGACATAGAAGATTATAGACGAAAAGCGGTCGAGGCTTACCAACTGGAGGCGCAAGGCGGCGCGGGTTCGGATTATCGTATTTGGTCAGCGGACGCCCAGGGAGTCGAAAGGGTTTATCCATATTTGAAAAGCGGAACCGAAAACCAAATCGACCTATTTGTCGAGGCCACAATAGCGGACAGCATAGACGGAAAGGGGACACCGTCCGCGGGACTATTAACAGACGTTCAAGAGGTCGTCGAGTTCGACCCCGATATTACGAAAGCCCTGGAGGATCGAGGCCGACAACCTTTAACAGTTAATCAAATATTTTATACAGCAATAACACCGCTCGACGTTAATATTACGATTTCGAATTTTGTAGGTTTAACCCCAGCCCTCACGACGTTAATAGCGAACACCCTGGAGGCTTTAATTTTAGAAATACGACCCTTTGTCGCCTCGGCTGACGTAGAGGCCAATAGAAACGACGAAATTTCGGTTAACAAACTGGTCGCGGCTGTTCAAGACGTTATCCCAGGGAGTACAAAATTCGACACTTTAACGTTTACGGTTAACGCGGTTCCTATTCCAATAAGCAACCAATTTTTAAACGGAGACATTCCAAATTATAACACCCTGGTTATAACATGAGTTTTATAACAGATCAATTATTAAAATTAACGCGGAGGTTATATCCGACAGGACGAGCGTTTAAGTTACCCGAGAACGGAGTTTTCGAGCGTTTACATATTTCCCTCAATAAAATAGAGGAAACGGCTTATTTGGACGCGGTCGGAATCCTGGACACAATTTTACCCGACAACGATAATTTTACAGAGGGCGACGCCCTAGACTGGGAGGTTCGTTTAGGAATTACACAAAGGGACGGCGTAACCCTGGAGGATCGCAAAGCGGCCATTTTTAGGAAAATGAATCATCCAGGAGACAAGTTCGAACGCGCACATTATTTATTTATCCAACATCAACTCCAGTTAGCGGGTTTCCGCGTTTGGGTTTACGAGAATAAATTTCCCGACGGCGGAGGAGGTTTCGCGACTAAAAGTCTCGCGACCTTTGTAGAGTTGTTTTATAATACCCTCTTTTTAGGAATTTTCCAACATGGCCAGCGACAACATGGCCAAATTCACAATTTTAGCGGATTTGAAAAGGTCGCCAATTTTTTAACAAACCTGGAGGACTCGTTGGTTACTGTCCCAAATGGTCGACAGACTTTTTTTATAGGAGGCGACCAGCCTGGAAAATTTGCCAATGTTTTAGCCGAAAGAGAGGTCGAGTTTCGGAAAACAGTTCTCCAATTAAAGCCAGCGGAATCGGCGGCGCTCCTGGCG